GTTTCCTGTCTTCCTTCGTGGCCTGTCCCAGACGCGCCGCGCTCGCGCGGTCCCAGTCATTCGCCTGCTCGCACGCAGCCCGCCACGCCGCGATCTGCGCAGGATAAAGCCCGCGCTCGCGGCAGTACCGTGAGTGGCAAGGCAAGGGGGTGCTGTGATGAACATGCATGACCTGCCGCCAGCCCCGCGCGGCCCGACGATCATTCGGCCCGCGCCGGATCGGCGGTCGGCCTTCTACAGCGCCGCCGCGCTAGAGGGCAAGCCCGTGCCGCCCCGCCAATGGCTGGTGCACGGGCTAGTGCCGCAAAAGACAGTAACCCTTTTCAGCGGCGACGGCGGCACAGGAAAATCGCTCTTGGCGCTGCAACTGGCGGTCGCGGTCGCGGCGCAAATTGCATGGATCGGCAGGACGGTGAACACCGGGCGCGTGATCTTCTTGTCCGCAGAAGACGACGACGACGAGTTGCACCGGCGGCTCGATGACATTCTGCGAGCCGAGGGCCGGGGCTATGACGATCTGGCGGGCCTCACCCTGCGATCGCTGGCGGGCGAGGATGCGTTGCTGGCAGTGGATAGCCAACTGGCGCTTATGCAGTCGGCGCTATTCGAGGAACTGGACCGGCTTGCGACCGAGGAAGGCCCGGCGCTGATCGTGCTGGACACGTTGGCCGACGTATACCCGGCAAACGAAAATGACCGGGCCAAGGTAAGGCAGTTTGTGGGCATTTTGCGCGGGCTTGCCCTGCGGCAGAAATGTGCCGTCCTGCTACTGAGCCACCCGTCGCTGAGCGGCCTTAACTCTGGCAGCGGCACGTCAGGATCGACGGCATGGAACAACTCTGTCCGGTCGCGGCTCTACCTGTCGAGGATCAGCGACAGCGGATTCGAGCCTGATCCAGATGCGCGGGTGCTATCCACCAAGAAAGCCAACTACGGGCGCACGGGTGGCGAAATAAACATCAAGTGGCAATCCGGTGTATTCGTCGCTGAGGCGCAGCCATCGGGACTTGATGCGCGGGCGGCGGGGGCCAAGGGCGAGCGGGTGTTTCTCAAGCTGTTGGACACACTGACGACGCAAGGTAGGCGCGTGAACGCGGCAGGCGGGCAATCCTACGCACCAAAGGCGTTCGCGGATCACCCCGACTCCGAGGGGGTCACCAAGCGGGCGTTCAAGGCGGCGATGGAGCACCTGCTGTCGGCGGGCAAGGTGCGCGTGGCCGAGGACGGGCCACCCTCGAAGCGGCGGACCTACCTTGAGGTTGCCAAATGAGCGCAGCTTCCAACCCGCTTCCAACCCCCTTCCAACCCCCTGTTCGCACACACCCCCATACCCCCTAGGTGTATGCGCACCCCCTTGGAGGGACGCGCACACCTGAGATGGTCCAAGCGTGGTGGATTCTATGCAGCTACGACGTGACAGACCCGGAGGCTTGGGCATGAAACCAATCTCTGGAAAAGGCCCTTACCAGCGAATGAAAAACGCCACAGAAAGGACGACGACATGACAGACTTCAACGCCCGCAGCGCCGCGCACGGGCTGCACTATGGCGAATTCGACGACATCAGCGAAAGGGACCGCCGCAAGCTATCGCGGCTCTTGGCGCGTGTTGCTGAGAAAGCATACCGGCGCGGCGCGCAGCACGGGGCGCAAATGGCGCTCGACGGCACGCTCGCCCGCGATCTGGCAAGGGTGCGCTTCGAGAGCAATCTGGACCGCTCGCCATGGCTGGACGATCCGGGCCAGTGGGATCACGCCGAGGATAGGCTGCACATGGAGAACGCCGAACTTCGGCAGGTAGGTCTGCACCCGCGCCGACGCTGACCTTCTACGCATGAACCGACAGAAAGGACATACCAATGACGAACACCACCACGCCCGAAATCCGCCACCATCTGGCCGCCCGCCTCATGACAACCGCAGGCAACTTGGAGCGCGACAGAGTGTTGCCAACTGCCGACATCGCGACGGCTTTCGTTATGGCCGGGGCGACCATCGCCGCCGTCAACGTCGGCCCGGCGGCGGCGGCTGAGTGGCTGCGCGATCTGGCCGATGCGATTGAGGCCGCAGAAAATCGCTTGAGCCGACCGACGCAATGATATATCATATCCTTGTTACTGGCGCATTGCACGACGCTGCGCCAGCGACCCGAGTAAAGGCTACGCACGACGCTGGCCCACACCTCGCCGGGAAAGTCCCGAATCCGCACGCAAGACGCTGCGCAAATCCCACAAAACAACGCCCCTCGGGGCAATACAGGAGTGTGAAAATGACACACGCAAATATCAAAGGCGGGATCGTTGCCGTGCGCGCGAATGCTGGCAATTCCTCTCAAATTTTGGCCGAGATGTCGAGCGCGTTTGGCCAGTTCAAGCAAGACCACAAGGCCGAGGTTCGCCAACTGGGTGCCGCGATTGATGACGTCAACCAGACCCTCGCCGGGCTGCGCGTCGGCAGCGGTGCTGGCACTGCATCTGGCGGTGTATCACAACGCGACCGAACCGAGGTTAATGCCGCATTGCGCAAGCTGATCCGCGACGGCGACGCTGCACCTCTGGCGGCGCTGCAATCGGGCATCAACGCGGGCATGTCCACCGACAGCAACCCGGACGGCGGCTATAGCGTCGTGCCATTTTTGTCGCCCGCGCTGCAAGAACGCCTCATCGCAACTTCGCCTATGCGCCAGCTTGCGCGGATCGAGCAAATCGCCACCGACACGTTCGAAGAAATAACTTCGCTTGGGCTGTCCGGTGGCGCCTGGGTTTCCGAGACCGAAGCGCGTGGCGATACGGCAACGCCTCAACTGCACAAGCTTTCGGTGCCCGTTGCCGAGGTCATGGCACAGCCGAAGGTTACGCAAAAACTGCTGGACGACAGCGCCTTTGACCTTGCGGGCTGGCTGGCCACCAATATCTCTCGCTCTTTCGCAAGCCTCGAAGGCGCGGCCTTCATTTCCGGCGATGGCATCGGAAAGCCAAAGGGCCTGCTAAGCTATCCTACGGACGACGCCGCCGACGATGCGCGCCCGTGGGCCACGATCCAAACCATCCCGACCGGCAAGGCGGACGGGTTCATCGCCCCCACCACCACCGCCAGCCCGGCGGATTCGCTGCTTGATCTGGTCTACTCCCTGAAACCTGAATACCGGGCCGGGGCAAGCTTCATCATGAACCGCAAGACTGCCTCGGTGGTGCGGAAAATGAAGGATGCGGATGGCCGGTTCTTGTGGTCTGAAAGCCTCGCCGCCGGTGAACCGCCGCGACTGCTGGGCTTTCCGGTTTATCTCGATGAAGAAATGCCCGATGTCGCAGCGGATGCGAGGCCCATTGCATTCGGCGACTTCATGGCGGGCTATCTCATCGTTGACCGCATTGGCCTGCGCCTGTTGCGCGACCCGTTCACGGATAAACCGAACGTGAGGTTCTACACGACCAAGCGCGTCGGTGGTGCGGTGTTCAACTCGGAGGCTATCAAACTTCTGCGGGTTGGCATCTGATGAGAATTCGGGCGGCAGTCTTTCCATCTTGTTCCTGCCGTCCGGGCGCTGATCGTGCGCGGGCTATCTCCGCCCATGCGATCCGGTTTCAGTCGGACAGTCACGAAAGCAACCCCGACACGGCACGGCGGACCATGACCGGCCCGCGCGGTGCCAAGCCCGCCTCGGTGTCCTGCCGGTTCGCCGGTTCGGGGCGGGCACCCCCACCGGGGGAGGGTAAAACTTGCCAGTCTGCAACACTGGAACCGGCGATCCAACCTTTCATTAGCCCATGCTGAAATCATAAGGAAAAAGCCCAATGCCACGCAAACCGAAACCCCATGCCCTTAAACTCATCACGGGCACCACGCGCGGCAAGGCCACAGAGGCCACCACGTCCCGCCTGAGCGGCACGACACCGCCCGCCTTCCTATCAGATCGAGCGCGGGCACACTGGCCAGACCTTGCCCGCCTGCTGGCCGATCTGGGCGTGCTGAGCGACGGCGACATGATCGCCTTGGGTTTGCTTTGTGAAACGCTGGCCGAGTGGATCGAGGCGGGCAAGACAATTGCCCGGCACGGGGCGACATATGAATGCACGACCGAGGCGGGGGCCGTAATGTATCGCGCTCACCCGGCAGTGGCGCAGCGCAATGACGCGGCCCGGCGGGTGCAATCGCTCTTGTCTGAATTCGGGCTGACACCTGCTGCGCGCGCCAAGGTTCAGGGCCTGCCCGATCTGCGCGATGACCCGGCGACGGGATATTTCAAATGACCGACCACCTGCCAGCCTTTGCCCGCGCCGCACATGACAAGATGCTGGACGCCTTCGATAACATGATGCAGGGCGCTATCCGGCGCGCTGGTGAAGCGACCGAGGCCAAGGCCCGGCGCGAAGGCAAGACGCCGCACGAGGCCGCACAGGCCGCGCAGGATCACGTCAACCGCCTGTTGATCGAGATGCAGCGTGAACGCGCCCGCCTTGAAGCTGAGGGGGCACGGACGCAATGACCAGAACACCAGAGGCCCGGCTATGGCACGCGATATTGGCACATGCCCTTCACGACGCCGCGCGCGGCAAGGATACTTCATGGATAGGATCACGGGACTTCGAGGTTATTTGTGCGCTGGCCGGGCTGGACCCCGTGGCCGTGGCCGAGCGATTTGACCCAGAGCGGTTTCGGCGGTTGATGCGGGCCGCGTGAGGCTTATCGAGCTTGCCCTAGCCAACAAGGCCGATCGGGCGAAGGTGGGCACGGCGAAGGCCGAGATCGGCGGCGGTGGCAGGTTTGGCGTTGTCGCTTCCAACGCCAAAATCCATTGTCCGGTTGCCAGTCGCCACCTCACCACGCGCCTGCGCCGCGTTGGATTGTCGAAGGGTGGCCGGGGCCAGAGAGGCGGGCTGTCGGAGTATGCGGCTAAGGTGGGTAAGGCAAAGCAGAATATTGCTGCTTATCGGAACGCTGCTGAGGTGGCCGGAAACTGTCATATTGATATGACGGTTTTACACACTAAGACCGCCCACCTATCCGCCATTCACTCACTGCCCGCCGAGTGAGGCCGCGCACGGTGGCAAGTCGCCTTTCCGGCATGTTCGCCCCTTCCAAAGCAAGAGAACGCACCCAGCGCCGCCTTGCAGCGCCTCTACGCTGATCCGGTTCCAATGCCGCCGATCTGGCCGCAGACAGTAACCGGTGGTGGACATTTCCTTTCTCACTTCGCGGCGCAAGAAATTCCGAACCCCGTCTATCGGTATCAGCGCCCGCATGGGGCCGGGCATTGGGACCGAATCCGGGCAGGTGACAAGCCGCGCGAAATCCGGTGACAAATCCGGTGACAAGGCCAAAATCCCGCCAAGGCCGCTTGCGGCGCTTCCTGTTATCGTCCTGTTTTCTTTGGATTTTATGGCTCCGGCGGTAGGGATCGAACCTACGACCAATTGATTAACAGTTATATGGGCTAGACGGCTGGTGGACGGCTAAGCTAGGCTAAGCCAAGCTAAAACAACGGCTTGAGACGCATACCCACCCCCATAGACGGCTCCGCACAGATACCTTGACCCCAACGTAGCCTTACGCGAGCCTTACGCCAGACCGGAGGCACACATGACCACCTACCCAACCAAGGCCCGCCTGACAGACGCGATGGCCGCCAAGTTTCCCTTCCTGCCCAAGGGGCAAAAGCTGATCGCGGATGAGGTTGAGCCGGGCCTTTACCTGAAAGTCGGCAAGGCCGCCAAAAGCTGGGTCGTGCAGCGCGAACTGCGCGTGCTTGATGACAGTATGCGCAAGGCTCGCAAGACGGTGCGCCGGGCCTTCGCGTCGTTTCCCGAAACCAGCGTAAAGACCGCGCGCGAACGGGCCAAGGCAGAGATTGCCGCGATCCTGACCGGCGATCTGGCCGCCGACAAATCGCGGGGCGTGACCCTTGGCGAGGCGTGGGGACTCTACCGATCTGCGATAGAGCGCCGGGGCCGCAGCCCCGCGACAATCGAGAGCTACCGGAATGCCGTTGAAGCCAACCACCTTCTGGGCATCTGGCGCGACACACCTTTGGAAGACTTGGCGACCGAGGCGGGGGCGCGAAAGGTTGCGGCCCGGCACGATGCGATTTCCGCAAAGCAGACGCACCCGCAGCACGGCGGCACCTATGCTGCGAACGGCGCGATGCGGACCCTTCGCGTGATCTATAATTGGGCGCTCGAACGCGGGCACGTCCGGCCAAACCCGGACGGATGGCACCCGACCCGGCAGGTGACGTATAACCCAGAGGAACAGAACGGCGACAAGAAGGCGATGGACCTGTCCGACCTTGCGGCGTGGTGGCAGGCATACCTTGCGATGGAAAATCGGGTGCGCGCTGAATTCCAGCTATTCCTGCTGCTATCCGGCAGCCGGTCGGGGGCCATTGCGACGGCACGCTGGGAACACCTTGACGTGGCCGGGCGGCGGCTGCATATTCCGACGCCCAAGGGCGGCAAGGCCCGCGCCTATGACATTCCGCTGACGCGCCCGATGCTGGCCTGCCTTGCGCGCGCCCGCCGCGCTGCGATGGTCTACCAGCCCGCCCTTGCGCGTGAATGGATATTCACGGGCGATCCGTCGAAGGCCAAGCGCGGCACCGGAGATTTCGCCGGGCATATGTCGCTCTATGCGACCACCGAACCCAAGTTGCCGTGTTCGGGCCACGGGCTGCGCCACACCTATCGGAACGCCTGCGAATGGGCCGTGGTGAGCGACAACCTGTCGAAGAAGCTGATGAACCATTCGCAGAAGGGCGACACCCACTCGGGCACCTATGGCAGCCGAACGGGCGTCTGGAACCAGCTTCTGCTGGCCCAAGAGCGGATAAGCACGGTGATGATGGAAAACCTTCGGCAACAAGAAACAGCATCTAGACGCAGCCCCGCTTAAGCCGGTATAACGGTGCCGTTGACATTTTAACCGGCGGGCCACGGCACAACGGTCGCTATGAATCCCCATGAGGGGAGCCTTGCCTTCGGGCGGGTGCGGCTAGGCCCCACGTCGCGGACCGACTAAGACCATCCGCGAGCCTCTATTGCCCCCGAATGGGGGCAGGAGGCTCTATGGAAGACCCTGTTGCATTCGCAAAGCTCGTGGCGAAGGAAATGGCTGATGGCTATGCCACTGGCCGATATGCGCCACCCCCTGAATACCTGAACACGGCCCACGCCGCCGCTTTCCTCGGGCTGACGCCTGCTGGAATGGAGACGATGCGCAAGGAAGGGCGTGGCCCTGCCTTTATCCGCGCCTCGGGCAAGCTCGTGCGCTACCGCGTTGCCGATCTGAATGACTGGATGGCCCAACACCGCGTCGAACCGGGCGAGGTGCCGGAATGATAAGACCGGAGAACGAAAGCACCCCCGGCGCTGGGCAGCTGGCCGGGGGCGAGGATCGAGACAGGGCAGCGGCTCATCACACCACTTCCAAGGATAGTATACCGCGCGGGGATGGTCTGGGCGATGAAAAAGACTTGTTGCCGGACACCGGCGCGGCGCTCGACTTCCTTGACCATTGGTGCGGGGACAGGCCGCGCGTCCTGACCGCGATCGGTGGCGGGATCGCCACGGCGACGTTTGGCGCCGGTGAGCGCGACCGGATGGCCGCGTGGATCGACGAGCGACAGGGTCGCCAGAACCTCTACTTTACCGTGAACCGCGTGTTCGGTCCGGTGAGCAGCAAGCCCAAGAAATCCAACATTGAGGCGGCGATTGCGCTGCACGTCGATGTTGACCCCCGCGCGGGGGAACCGCTTGCCGCTGAGCGTGAGCGGGCAGAAAGGGTTCTGCGCGAATACGATCCCGCGCCCAGCGTGATCGTTGACAGCGGCGGGGGATACCAAGGCTTCTGGCTGCTTGACGCGCCTGTGGTGATGGAGGGCGAACGCGACGACGACGCGCGGCACCTGCCGGTTGAAGACCGAAACCGGCGCATCGAGGTCGCGCTTGACGGGGACGACTGCCACAACATCGACCGGATTATGAGGCTGCCGGGCACGGTGAATGTGCCGGGCGAGAAGAAGCGTAAGAAGGGACGGACGCCGCGCGCGGCGCACGTGATCTTCGCGGATTGGTCCTTGCGCTACCGGCTGGATGATTTCCCGCCGCTGGCGAAGGTGAGGGATACAGGCGTTGCTGCGCCGGTGGCGCTGTCGGCTGACCTTCCAAGGCTCGAAAGCCTTGACGACCTACCGCCAAGCGTAAGCGCCCGAACGAAGATGCTGATCGTGAACGGTGATGACCCTGACGATCCGACCCGCTACCCGTCGCGGTCTGAGGTGCTGTTTGCTGTGCTGTGCGAGATGGTGCGGGCTGACGTCAGTGACGACATAATTGCTGCGTGCATCCTTGACCCAGACTACGGCATCAGTGCCCATGTGTTGGAACAACCCAGGCCCCAGCAGTATGCCGCCCGTCAGATTGCGCGCGCAAAGGCAGAGGTGGAGACGCCTGAACTGGCAGAAATGAATGCCAAGCACGCATTCGTGACCTACGGCAACAAGGGGCGCGTCTTGCTGGAGCAGGACGGTCAGGCCCCTCTATTTCTCGAAAAACAAACCCTTTTCGATAAATATGCGAACCGCCGTATCGAAGTCGGCACCGACAAAGACGGGAACCCGGTCACGAAGCCGCTCGGTAAGTGGTGGTTCGAACATCCGCTGCGTCGCGAATATGAGGCTGTGGAATTTGTCCCCGGCAGCGAACCACCTGCCGGAACTTACAACCTGTATAGTGGGCCCGCCGTGACGCCTTCGCCGGGTGACTGCTCTCTCTACCTCGAACTGATCAGGGATGTGATCGCTGCTGGTGACTCGGTTGTGGGCGAATATCTGCTGGACTGGATGGCGCTGCGCCTCCAGCGCCCGGGCGAAAAGATGGAAACGTCAATCGCGTTGCGTGGCGGCCAGGGCCTCGGCAAGTCGGTCTTCGCCGAACGGTTCGGCGATCTTTTCGGACACCATTTCATCGCCGTCGCGGATCCAAAGCAACTCGCCGGAAACTTCAACGCGCACCTTCAACACGCGCTGCTGGTGTTCGGTGATGAGATGGAGGCGAGCCACAACTCGGCCTTTGTCGGTCGGTTGAAGACGATGGTGACACAGCCTCGCATCAGGATCGAACCGAAGGGGGTCGACAGCTTCGATGCACCCAACTGCTTTGCATTGATCCTAGCCGCCAACAACCCGCACATCGTTGTGACCGACGCCGATGACAGGCGCTATCTCGTGCTTGATGTGGCCACCCACCGAAAGAACGACTATCCGTTCTTTGCGGCGCAAAAGGCCCAGTGGATAACCGGCGGGAAGGAGGCTTTCGCGCACATGTTAATGTCCCGTGACCTGTCCGGGTTCGAGCACCGCCAGAAACCTCGCACCAGCGCCGACGATGACGTGGTGGAATTGAGTTTTGGCGGAGCCGAACGGGTGGTCCATGCGATGTTGCGTTCGGGCGAGACGCCGCCCGTTTGGCGTGAGAATGTTTCGCACACGGTCTTGCACGACGACTCGACTGGACAGGTGTTCCTGACCGCCGGTGACGTCGCCATGTGGGCCGCGCGGCGTGGCCGTTTCGGCCATGGTGCGATGG